GGCAAGTACAGGTCTATGGCTATCTGATTCAGAAATCTGGATTGGGGAAGGTTCAGACTGTGAATCTTGTAGCCATTCCTCGTGATGGGGACGAACGGGATGTCGTTGTACATTCCGAGCCTTATGATGAGGCCATCGCACTAGAGGCGCTCGATTGGTTATCTGCAATCAAGACATCGGACCTTGCACCTGAACCTGAAAAGGACGAAAGTTACTGCAGGTTCTATTGCAAATATTACGACGCCTCTGGTGAGATGGGATGCTCTGGTCTAAAAAAAGGACTTACGGCAGATAACACTCTGCCAATGATTGACGATGATGAAAAATCATTAAACGTATTTGAGTACGCACAATTAGATGAAATGATTAAGATGTTAGAAAAGAAAAAGGAAGCGGTACGCGATACCCTCCTTGGAGTAACTGGAGTTACAAAAACAGGATATGAGATCAAATGGTCTACTGTCCAAAGTAACGCAGTCGACAAAGAAGCGGTGGAGAAAGCACTAGGCTTCGTGCCGACTAAGCAAGGCAAGGAAAGCACAAGGCTTTCCATTAGAAAAACTGGAGGAAGATAAATGGCTGCACCCGAGTCAACAAAGTTCCAAGTCAACTACAAGTTGCCTGACGGAACTCTTGTAAATCTTTACGCAACAGATGTGCGTGAACTAGAGACAGGTCTTACTGACCTAGCAATGGTATCGGCGTTGATTACTTCAACTGCTGATACATTTCGAGGCGCTGGATCTTCTGCGCCCGTTCAAGGTTCTGCACCTGTAACTGCACCAGCAGTACAACCATCAAACAATACCTGTAAGCACGGAGCTATGGTATATCGCGAAGGAGTAAGCGCTAAAGGTCCTTGGAAGGGCTATATGTGTGCTGCATCTAAGGGCGCAGCAGACAAGTGCCAAACTATTTGGGTCCGATGACCCAATGCGAGAGCCTCGTGAATTCGAGGATCCTCTCTGCGCTCAATCAGGCGGTGACTTCTGGTTTCCAGAACCTGGACAAGGAATCACCGCAGAAACTGTCTACGCTCGAAGTATATGTGGTCAGTGTATCCATAAAGATGAGTGTGCAGAATGGGGAATCCATAACGAGCATTACGGAATCTGGGGTGGACTTACAGAGTCGCATCGTAAACAGATAAGAAGACAAAGAAGAATAGAAGTACGACGGGAGGAAAGTGCTTAGGTTAGACCGCGCTTGGAGGACTGCCCAAACATTGGCGCAGCCTCTTCCAACTGTGTGGAAAGACTTAGAAGTAAAGGACATAAAGTTTCGGCGCGGTCAAGTGTGTATGGTTGCCGCTGCACCTAACGCTGGAAAGTCTATGTTCGCTCTCGTATACGCTATTAAATCTAAAGTCCCTACTCTGTTTTTCTCCGCAGATACTGACATCGCAACAGTGATGCTTCGCGCCACTGCTCACATATCAGGACATAGTCAGCAAACAGTAGAGAATCAGATTTCATATAATCCTGATGCTTATGCTGACAACTTAGAAAACATCTCTCACATTCAATGGGTCTTTGATTCATCACCAAACCTTGATGATATTGAAGATGAGATTAAGGCTTACATAGAACTCTATGGAATAGCACCACAACTCATTGTCGTAGATAACCTAATGAATGTCGCTGCTGAATCTGATAATGAATGGGCAGGACTCCGTCAGATAATGATGGACCTGCACGATATGGCCCGCAAGACAGAAGCCTGTGTGCTTGTCTTGCACCACGTATCAGAACAGAGTGAGTATGGGCCTGGAACGTTTCCTCCTCACCGCCGTGCAATCCACGGAAAGGTGAGCCAACTTCCAGCTTTGATACTTACTCTTGGCTATGACCCGATTGATAAGAACCTTCGAGTCGCAGCCGTTAAGAATCGCTTTGGTAAACATCAGGCAGATGGTCAAGACTACGCAAGTTTATTTGTGAACTTCTCCACCTGTCAGATCAATGATGCTGATGCTTTAGGTAGGACAGTTCTGCGCTCCAACTACACAGGAGTTGTATGAGTTCATACAATAAACAAAAGGGTTCCAAGTTCGAGACGGATGTAATGAAATACTTACGCAAACTTGGACACTTCGCAGAGCGCCTCGCTAAAGCGGGCAGTGCAGACGAAGGCGATATCGTTACCATTATCGCAGGTCAGACCTACATTCTTGAGTGCAAGAATCGTAAGTCACTTAGTCTTCCACAGTTCTGGGCGGAAGCCCAGACTGAGGCAGCCAACTACGCGAAGGCTCGCGGACTACCCGTCACCCCGCCAGCCTTCGTCGTAGTCAAACGTAGACAGTATGGAGTAGAGAAGGCTTGGGTAATCCAAGACCTAGACCAATGGGCAGAATATGTCAGCAAGAAAACTGAATAGTTATGACGGCATTGGTACGTGGAAACGCAGACCAATACGAGCCAGCAAGAAAACTTATATGCCATCTCATAAGAGATGGGGAAAGGTAATAACAATGCCAGTACCACAAGGACAGATAACATCTTCTAATATATGGACAGGTGAACCCTTGTCTGAAGGAGAAAAGAACTACAAAGTTACTTTTCTTTCACGCAGAGAGACAGTCATTACAGCAAACTCAAAAGAGGATGCTTTGGTAAGGGCTAAGTTTCGAGTATCAAAAGACGAGAATGATTACAACAGTTTCTTTCAGGACTTTGAGGAAAAGGTTGAAGAGTTATGATCTGCAGTAGTTGTTGTTGGGCAGGTCATCACAACACCATTGGCAAGACTGACTTAGCCAAAGAGTTCCACGAGAAATGCGAGGGAGATTGCGGATGCCAGCACAAGACTGGACCAGGGTGGTTCGTTCGAAGAGGTCAAAAGCCAGCTCCGATGCAAACTCAATCCCCATAGCAGATGTAGTCAGACACTTTGGAGGGGAAGTAAAGGAAGGTTTCAATGTGTCAGTGCGGTGCTGTATGCACGAGGACAGCAGACGCTCTGCGGTAATTGATACCTATAACAACCTTTACTACTGCCACACTTGCGGTAAGGGTGGCAATGCAATTAACGTGATTATGGAATTGGAGAACTTGGGGTTTAAGGATGCTATCGATAGAGCAAACGAAATCACTGCTGGAAGCGGCAGTCCATTACGCGGACTCAATAAGCGACGAGGCGCTCGCTTACCTCGCAGGACGTGGGATATCTGAGGAGACTGCTGCTCGGTACCAGATAGGTACCATCGTTGATCCGATAGAGGGTCATCAGATGTATGAGGGCTGGATTTCAATACCTTATATGACTGCTCTTGGTCTATGCGTAGGCTTCAAGTTCCGCAGATTAGACGATGGTAAGCCTAAATATGGCTCACCTGTCGGTCAGAAGAGCCACTTGTTTAATGTGCTGGCTACTATGTCTGCAACCAAAAGCATTGTTATTTGCGAAGGCGAGTTCGATGCGATAGTTATGGAAGCAAACTGCGGTGTTCCAGCAGTTGGAGTTCCAGGAGTAGCGGCGTGGAAGCCCTACTACACAAAGTTATTTAGTGGTTTTGATATTGTCTATGTTGTAGGCGATAATGATGTTAAAGAAGATGGTTCTAATCCTGGTATGGAGTTCTCTCGGCGTGTTGCTGGTGAGGTTTTAAACTCACAAATCGTACAATTACCACCAGGTATGGACATAACGGACTTTTATCTTGCCAATGGCAAGGACCTAACAGCCAACCTAGTAGGAGGAGTGAAGTGAGTGAGCAAGAAAAAGGATCTCCAAGAGGCAGCCAGATTATTGATGGATATGGGGATGATAATAGTCTCGATAGACTACAAAGCTGGAACGATAACTTGTCGCTTGATACCAACAAGAGAGTAAATGATGAGTTTGTCACCGATGTATGGAGAGTCCTTGACACCGCAGGTAATTTGCTCATCCGCAAGCATCACGATTACGGCCCGAAGAACATCGCTCACAGTCCAGGTGGACCACTCAACGGACTCCGAGTGCGAATGTGGGACAAGGTGGCTCGCATCAATAACCTCCTTGATAGCAACCTGTCTCCCAGCAACGAGTCACTTAGAGACTCATTTATAGACCTGCTGAA